CTCTTGTGTTAACCTTCATGGATTTCTTCTTTTCCATTTTGGGTCCTGAGAGCCTATTGGTCTCACCAACTAGGGCACAGGATGGGACTTGGCAGGTTGCATGTGATGCATGCGAGGGGTGGTGACCTAAAAGCTGCCAAGCTCGTGATGGACTTTACCTCCGAGTTGGTCTACGGTAGTGTTTTGCGCCTAAGACCTGGTCCCACGGGAAGGGATTGAGTAGTGGGAGCCTACAAGCCTCTCCCAACTAGGTGTCTGAGTTATGTGACACTAGGTCTACCATTCTTCCTAATAAAGAAGGTACCATGAAAGTAGGTTACAATGACTGATCAAGATTTTCGAGGCAACCTCGTTAGGATGTGTGATGTTGTTCGTGAATCTGCTAAGGGGAAACGTAAGAACCGCAAGTACGTCCAAGTGAATCGGCGCGATTTTGTTGCGTTGCCTCTGCCTTGTCAGGAGGCTAATGGTGTTTGCAGTGAACTATTTTGTACCAATAATCATGCGGGTGATTGTAAGACATGCCGCATTGCTCACACAGGCAAGTGCTGCAAGGCGTGGCGGAGGATTTTCCCGGCTTGCTGTGAGCAGATTGGTATGAAATGGCAGAAGAAGGTTAATCCGATGAGAGCACCCCTCATCGTTGAGGAATCTGATGGCTCTGAACCCGACGTTAAGGTTGAGAGAAAAGATGAGAAGAGCCCGCTTCATTGCAGTCCTGTGCAGCACGGAGACGTTAAATCTTCTAGCCCGAAATCGGCAAGGGATGATTTGGGCCCGGTGGTGGATAGGGGAAAAGACTCTATGCTTGTGTCCAGTCCTTGTGTAGATGGGTTTGATCTGCTGGAGCGCAACAGCTGGCCCGTGTTTCTACCCTCCCCCAATTCCATGGCCGGTGCTGTCATGGGCGCATTGTTGTTCAGCAAGTTAGGCATGCCTCGGTCTCTCCGGTTGGCGGCATGCATAACTGCAGGTTGTCTCGTCAAGACTGCACTTGACTGGGCATGTAAGTGGGTAGGTGGTTACAAACTTGTGACACATGAGTGTGTAATTACCAATCCCACACAGGCCTGCTTGAAAGTTGAGCAGCAAGTGTTGAATCCAATTTTCTGTGGTCCATCCATTCTTCCTAGTGTGGTCGACTTCCTTACGGGAAGACCGGTCATCCGAGTGGGTAGGATGCAGAGGATTGCTACTGGACATGTCAAGAACGGTGAACTAGATGTCCGATCCTACACTGCCAACACTACTGAGTTGGTTAGCAAGGACATGAAATTTAGCTTGTACAAGCGTTATGAGGCTCTCACCGGAACCTCTACCACGCTATTTTTCTTTGATCACTGTCTTGACTCACTGCGTGCGGGTGTTGAACTGATCCCGGTGGACGAGGCTTTGGCTGCTGTACAGCGCAAGGCCGTTAACAATACTTGTTTAAACCTCAGTCCTGATCAGTACGCGAAAAATGCCCTAGGTGTAGCTCAGTATGTAAGAGCTTGGTATGGGAATCAGACAGCTCAGTCTAGACCACAACCCCATACTTTAAACCTCGTTGGGGGAGCGGCACTATGTTGCTTGGGTACGGCTATGTGTGTCGTGACGTTCCCCCGTCTTCTCCTATTCAACTACACAAGCATGAAGTTGAGCGGAGGGATCCTAGGTGGCGGGCTAGCAGCCTACACATTGTGCAGGCTGCTATTGGCCCGGTGCTAAAGGGCATTGCACCACCCATTCCGGATGGCCGCGATCCGGAAACAGTGTTAGACGGGTGCAAGCGGCGCTTCCTGGTCAAGCCGCCTGCTTCAACCAGATCCACTAGGCGAAGGTTTCGCCAGTTTGTGCGCAAGTGGTTGCGCGACAATTTGGATCCTCTCACACGTGACGAAGTTTTGAGTTTCGACGAGTGGTTGGAGCGAAGCAACTATCCCAATTGGAGGAAGTTGGAGATCAGGAAGGCTTGGGAGGACAGTTGTTCAGACTACAGTGGTCAGAACACAAATGTCCTTAGGCGGCATGGGCGATTGAAATCCTTTTGTAAAGTGGAATGTTACACTAAGTACAAGCCCGCTAGGGCAATCAACTCGCGGAGTGACTCCTTTAAAGCGTTCTCCGGCCGGTTTTTCAAGAGTATAGAAGAGAAGGTATTTGCATTACCCTACTTCATAAAACATATTCCGGTTAAAGACAGGTCGAAGTACTTGGACTCGGTCTTTTCTGGTTGGCAGGGCCCCTACTACCAGACTGACTACTCCCACTTTGAGTCCCACTTCACACCCGAGTACATGAAGATGTGTGAGTTCGAACTTTACAAGTACATGATGGGTGGCTTTCCATGTGAGATGGAAGCCATCATGAACACGATGGCTGGCATGAATGTGTGTCAGTTTAGAGAGTTCACCGTAAAAGTCAAGGGTGTGCGCATGTCCGGTGAAATGTGCACATCGCTTGGCAATGGCTTCGCGAACCTCATGAACACCCTATTTTTGGTTAAAAAAGGAGGAACTTGTGTGGGTGTTGTTGAGGGAGATGACGGCCTTTTTGCCGCGAATGTCAAACTGGACCACGAAGACTACAAG